AGAAAAAGAAGATTGTACCTAAGATATTTGAACAGGACATAGGGAGGGGTCTTAGGAAAATCAAAGAACGCTGTCATGTATTCAATCATAAGGTAGAGGTACTTAGCCAAGACAATGCTAGACACATGCTGAAGACCCTATTGGACAACCCACCACCAAAGATGTTGGCTTTTGATTATGAAACCACTGGAATTAAACCGTACAAGGAAGGACATGAGATAATATGTGTGGGAGTGTGTTGTTCAGATATAGCTTATGTATTCCTATTGGATGATAAGAGGGTATTAAGTTATTGGAAGAAGATTTTAAGGACTAGGAGTATTCCCAAGACAGCACAGAATATTAAATTTGAACATGTATGGAGTAGAGTGATTCTAGGGACTATAGTTAAAGGATGGAAGCATGATACTATGCAAGCCTCCCACATCATAGACAATCGTAAAGGGATTACTGGATTGAAGTTTCAGTCTTACATTAGATTTGGTCAGGGAGATTATTCTAGTCATCTAGATAAATACATCAAGACTACTGGGGAGGAAGAATTTAATACCATTAGAGATGCCCCTATGAATGAAGTGTATAAATACTGTGCTATGGATGCGATCTTAGAATATAAATTAGCTATACTACAAATGGAAGGGGAGGGAATATTTAATGAATAAGAACGCTTACAAACTACTGCATGAAGGAACACTGGCTTTCGCAGACATGGAGTACAACGGCATCAAGGTAGATGTTAGGTACTGTAGGAGACAGAAGAAGAATATAAACCAACAGATAGAGTTGTTAGAATTGGAACTAGACAGGACTGAAGAAATGAAGGTATGGAGGAAAAGGTACAAGGATGATTTTAACCTAGATTCCACAGACCAGCTGAAGAAAGTTCTATTTACTGATTTAAAGATTACCCCTCCAGCTTATACTGACAAAGGCAATCCCTCTGTTAATAAAGATAATCTGAATCTTATTGATTCACCTATAGTAGAACCGTTAATTAAATTAAGACAGCTGAAAAAACTGAATAATACTTATCTGAAGAACATCATGGAGGAAACAGTTAATGGGTATATTCATCCCTCTTTTAATCTTCACACTGTGCAGACATTTAGAAGTTCCTGTGATAGACCTAATTTTCAAAACATGCCTATTCGTGACCCATTCATGGGAAAGATTATCAGGACAGCTTTCATACCTAGGGAAAATAGTATCATAGGAGGACTAGACTATGCAGGGATAGAGTTGTCAATGGCTGGATGTAATAGCAAAGACCCTCTATTGATTAAGGATTATATTACAATACACAAGACTCAAGCAGCTAGATGTTTTGCATTGAAGGAGAAGCAAGTAACAAAGGATATCAGGTACTACGGAAAGAATGGATTTGTGTTCCCACAACTCTATGGGAGTTGGAATGTGCCGATAGCAGAAAACCTATTGAGGATAACTAAAGGGATGCAGACCGTAGATAACTTAGACCTATATGAACACCTAGAGGCTAAAGGAATCTCCCACCCAGAGATATTTCAAGACCATATAGAAAATGTAGAAACTAGATTTTGGGAAACTTATTCAGTACATAAGAAATGGCAGGAGGGTTGGATATCTAACTACTACAAAAAGGGGTACATAGAGATGTTGACAGGGTTTAGATGTAAAGGCATATTGTCAAAGAACCAACTATTTAATTATGCTAATCAGGGAATAGCTTTCCATTGCCTCCTATGGAGTATAATACAAATGAATAAGTGGCTAAAGAAGTATAAGATGAAAAGTAAATTGATTTGGAACATCCACGATGACATGGGGCTTGATATTCACAACACAGAAAAAGAGGACGTACTGCAAAAAGCAAAGGAGATAATGTGTATAGAGATTAAGAAAGCATGGAAGTGGATTATTACTCCGTTGGAGATAGAGGCTGAATTTTCTAACAAGAATTGGTATGAAAAGGAGAAAGTGAAGATATGAGTGTTCGTATGGCTAAAATGATATTTGTACAGTGCGATGGAGATGATGGTGTTCCTTATGAATTAATGGAGGGAAATTAATGAGTTTACATATTCAATACAGACCTGATACGTTGGAGGAAATAGTAGGGAACAAGTCTACAGTGAAAGCCCTTACTGCCATATTAGAAAGAGATAGGGAGGACATTCCACATACTTTCCTCTTTCATGGTGCTTCAGGCTGTGGTAAAACTACGTTTGCTAGAATCATTGCTAATCATCTAGGATGTACTGGGGCTGACTTCGTAGAGATAAATGCAGGGAACAACAGAGGGATAGAAACTGCAAGAACCATTTTAAAGACGATCAACTACAAACCTTTAAGTAGAGGGGTAAAAGTAATATTGTTAGATGAAGTACATGCTACAACTAAAGACTTCCAAAACGCATTAATCAAACCGTTGGAGGATACACCAGAACATGTTTACTTTATCTTATGCACTACCAATCCCTCTAAGCTGTTGAAGACAGTTATAAATAGATGTACTTCTTTTGAAGTTAAGAAACTGTCTGTTACCCTCCTTTCAGAATTAATAGAGGGGGTACTGAATGAAGAAGATAAAGAAGTAGAAGAAGAGATGATAGAACTGATGGCTACCAAGGCTGATGGATGTCCCAGACAGGTTTTAGTCCTCCTTGACCAAGTGATAGATTTGAAACCTAAAGAACAGAAGAGGGCTGTACAGGCATTTGTCACAGAGGAAGAAAAGATAATAGACCTTTGTAGATTGTTGTTGAATAAGAATAGTAAATGGGATAAGGTAGCTAAGATATTAAAAGGATTGAAGGAAGACCCAGAGGGTATCAGGTGGGCACTCCTTACCTATATGAACAAGGTACTGCTAGACAAAGAGAATACACAAGCCTCCATCGTCATTAGTTATTTTGAGGAACCATTCTTCAATTCAGGAAACGCTGGACTTACTCTAGCATGTCTAAAATGTTTAGAAAAATAATTCAAAAATCAGCTGATTATTCTAATACTGTAGTAGGAAAGGTATACATTTAATTAAGGAGGGAATGATGGCAAAGAGTAGTGGGTACGAAAAAGACATATTGATTGACAAGAACAATTTAAGTGAACAGTGGGAGAAGCAAGCTGGTCTTTATCTATACTATGCATTGAAATTGGTAAAAGCAGAAAAGGACAGAAACAATGCGAAGGAGGAAGTAGAAGTTACCAAAGCTAGAGTAGATAAAACTATTAGAAAAACTCCAAAAGACTATGGATATGAAAAGGTGACAGAGGCTATTGTTACAAATACTATCTTATTGGATGATGACTACAAGGAGGCTAATAATACCTACATAGAAGAATGTTATGAAGTAGGAATATTACAAGCAGTAGTGAGGGCTTTCGATCACAAGAAGAAAGCATTAGAAAACTTAGTAACTTTACACATGGGAGGATATAACGCAGAACCTAGAAACAAAACAAGGAGGAGTACATGAATGACAAAATATTTTATATATGTGTATATGCATTTACATTTGGGGCTGTACTCGTAATACTTCCCTCCACATGTAGATTCATAATTCAAACCTATTTTAAAGAAAGGAAGAAACATGACTAAGAAAAATACAAGTTTTGCAGATCGTCAAAGAAGGAGAAGTGAGCAGGGAGATGCAACTGGTGGACAAAGAAAGTCTGCTTTAAATTTCGACAAACTGAAAAAGGATAATGGACTAGACGAGATTGAATTTTACAAACCTAAGAAGACTAAAGGTAAAGAGAGAAACAGGATTGATATCCTCCCTTGGTTAATATCTGAAGAATGGTATCATAATCTAAGGGAAGTCAAAGGAATCAACTGTGACGTAGAGGTAGGCGAGCCTGAAGGTGCTTTGATTATTCCTGTACATTATGATGTAGGTATAGGAGGGGATACTGTTCTTTGCTTATCTAATGCCTTTGGAGGGAAGTGTGTTATCTGTGATAAAATGTTTGATCTAATGGATAATGATAAAATTAAGCATGAGAAGCAGATTAATAAACTAAGGGCTAAGTGGAGATGTTTCTACAGTGTGTTCGATCATGAGGACGAAGAATACGAAGGAATCAAATTATGGGATATGAGTTTCCATAACTTTGAAAAGCATGTTAGGAGGGAAAGTAGGGATAGTGATGAGGGAAGTGTTCCTTATGCTAGTCTAGACGTAGGTAAGATCATCTCCTTTAAGGGGATAGAGGATAGCATGGGTAAGATTAAATTCATTAAAGCTGAGTCTATAGAATTTGAAGACAGGGATGATGAGTATGACGAAGACGTAATGGAGAGTACCTTTAAACTAGATGCTGCTTTGATTATCCCTACACCTGAAGCTGTCAAGAAGATGTTCTACCATGAAGAAGAACCAGAAGAAGGGGAAGACGTAGAGGAAGAAGAAGTGGATGAAGAAGAAGCCCCTAAGAAGGAAAAGAAGAAGAAAGATGAACTTCCTGAAGAATTTGAGGAAGAAGAGGAAGACGATGATGAAGAAGACGATGATGAAGAAGACGATGATGAAGAAGACGATGATGGAGATGATGAAGAAGTAACAGAGTGTCCAGAAGATCATGAGTTCGGTAAAGACTACGACAAAGAGGAAGACGATGATGAAGAAGACGATGATGAAGAAGACGATGATGGAGATGATGAAGAAGTAACAGAGTGTCCAGAAGATCATGAGTTCGGTAAAGACTACGACAAAGAGGAAGACTGCGAAGATTGCGATCAGAAAGTTTACGATGCCTGTGAGAAGGCAAAGAAAGCTATGAAGAAGTCTAAGAAGAAAGCTAATAAGTTTGCGAAGGAGACTAAGGAGAAGAAGGGTAAAAAGAAAAAATCATTTGCAAGGAAATAAATTAAAATGAATAAACAAACTATTACTACACAACAAGCCGTTGATGAATACCGTAAGGCAGGGCTTGGAGATATATCTATCCAAACCATAAAAGTCTGGTTGTATAAAAAGATTATAGTAGGTAGAAAGATAGCTGGAAGGTGGCACATTGACAGGAATAAATTTATAGCATTTTTAAAGGTGGAGGATGGGCAATGAAAAAATCTTTTAAACGGTCTAGATCAACAACGGTAAGTGAAGTAGAGAATAGGGAACGAAAGGAGGGTAAGGCAGACAGGGTAGAGTTCCTGTCTACTGGTTCTACATTACTAAATCTTGCTGCTAGTGGCAAAGCTAGAAAAGGTGGATGGGCAAGGGGGAGGATTATTAATCTAGTGGGGGACGGTAGCTCTGGTAAGACCCTCCTTGCTCTTGAAGCCTGTGCTCAAGCTTTCTACAATATTCAAAAGAGAAAGAGTAAGTTGTATCCCAAAGTAAAGAAGGTGACTATTGTATACAACAACAAAGAGGGGGTAATGGATTTCCCCATAGAAGAAATGTATGGAGAGAAGTTTGTTGAAGGGTTAGAGTGGATATCGTCTACTACTTGTGAAGAATTTGGTAGAGACTATCAAAGGAGGGTTAAGAATTTAAAAGAAGGGGAGTTCCTGTTGTATGTAGTTGATTCCCTCGACTCCCTTGATTCCAGTGCAGGGTTAAAGCGTGTTGAAAAGAGTATAAAGACTAACAATGACATTGAGGGAAATTATGGAATGGAGAAGGCTAAGTACTTCTCTAATGCTTTCTTTAGTCACTTGTGTAGTTCTATGAAAGATAAAGATGCTACCCTGATATGTATTAGTCAAGTGAGGGATAATATTAATGCTGGGTTGTTTGGAGAGAAGCATAGAAGGGTGGGAGGTAAAGCCTTAGACTTTTACACTCATCAAGTATGTTGGTTGGCTAGGAGACATAAACTAAAGAAGACAGTTAAGAAACAGGAAAGGGTTTATGGAGTAACACTTAAAGCAATGTTCAAGAGGAACAAGACTGCCAAGCCTTTTAGGGATGCTGAGTTTGATATTCTCTTTGACTATGGAATAGATGACATGGGAAGTATAGTCAAATATAGAGGGTGGGAGGAAGAAGAACTAAAAGTCATGGAAGCTGACCCTGAACACTATAAAGAAGTAGTTGATAAGATAGAGGAAGATTGGCAAGACATAGAGAAAGCAATTAAACCTGATAGGATAGGGAGGTTTGAGTGATCTATATTGGAATTGACAATGGGGTGACTGGGAGTATAGGAATAATAAATGATAGAGAAGCTTACTTCTTTAAAACTCCATGCTTCAAAGAACAAAACTATACTAAAGTAAAAGGAAACATCTCTAGGATAGATCATCATAGATTAGGAGAATTATTAACAGATCGTATATATCAGTATGCTAAAGTATATCTAGAAAGACCAATGGTAAATCCTATGAGATTCAAAGCAACTGTTAGTGCATTGAGGGCTTTGGAATCTACTTTGATAGTGGTGGAGACTTTAAAAATTCCTCATGAATATGTTGACTCAAAGGAATGGCAGAAGGAGTTGTTACCTAAAGGAGTGAAGGGATCACCTGAGTTGAAGAAAGCCTCCCTTGATATAGGATGTAGATTGTTCCCTAAGTTGAAAGAAGAAATAGTGAATCATGGAGATGCAGATGGATTGTTAATAGCTGAATATCTAAGAAGGCAGAATAGATGATTAACTCCCTGACTATACAAAACTTTCAGAGTCATAAGAAAACTGAACTGGTCTTTGATAACGGTATTAATATTATCATTGGTCAATCAGATTCAGGGAAGTCTGCCATTCTTAGAGCCTTGAACTGGGTGATTAATAATA